TGCTTCTTTGATGTCGTTCTCCAGAAGCATCTCCGCTTCCTGTTCGGTTATACCTACGTCGTCCAGATTTCTTCCAATTCCGATAGTACATTTACCCTGTGTGCAAAAATAAGGTTTAAGTTTCATGCCCTCATGGCGTTTGAGTTGTTCGACCAGTTTATTCATTTAGTGTTTATCCTGTGAACAATGTTGATTGCTGTGTTGATCCATACCCCTATTAGGACAAGGATATGGATAATCATTTCTATGTGAGCTACTTCCATTACTTACCAAACATCTTAGTTGCGCCTTTGATCCCGAAGGATGCGCTTACGATTACTCCGAGGGTGTACTTGTACCAATCAGGGGTCATAGCAAGAGCCTCAAAGCCTCGCTCGACGTATTCTACAGTGAAGGGCAAGAAGCAGAGCAACAGGGGGATGCTGAACAAAATGGTAAGGTACTCGTCTTTCCATGAGCCACTAGAGTTCTTCTGGGCTGCAATGTCCCAGTCTATCTCTCCAGATATCTGCTTCTCCATCAGTGTGGTCTCAGCTTCTATCTGTACTAGCTTCTGCTTGGCCTTAGCTTTCTTGGTCTCTATGTAGCCACCTACAGCTTCACTAGCGACGCCCATGATGCCTTGTAGGATTACTCCAATCATATTAGGTCTCCGATTTTCTCGCACTTAGTGCCTACTATTGTGTATTGAGGCATCACCTGTTCTACGGATACCTTCATCTCAGATATGCGAACCTCACATTCTGCCTTGGTGGCTCTAAGTCCCCATAGGTCTGAGAGTTCTAAACACTGGTCTGAGCTGTTCATTAGGCAAGCGAATACGATTGCTTTAAACATTAGTTATCTCCTGAAGGTTAAATAAAAGAGACCAGCAACGTAGATAACTACTGCTCCTCCTAGTATTGTGAGGAGTGCTATCGCTCCTATTTCCATTAGTTCTTGCCTTTTTTTCTTTATTCTTTGTATTTCTGCCTGACGCCTTTTTCTGGCTTCTGCTTGAAACTTTACCCAGTCCCCGTATAAACCAGGGCGACCATAGTAAATCATGGCTTGCTCTAGCTCGGCTCGTTTAGCCTTGAGTGCCTCGAGTGCCATGAATTCTTCTAGTACTTCGCCCTCATTACCGCCTATGGTTTTCCAAAAGGATTTCTTCTTTTTCTCACCCTTTTTTCTTAGGTCTTCTTCAGCGTTAATAAAATCAGAGATGGCGTGACCAGCCGACATGAGTTCTTTGCCGTTGGCTATGGTTTGTTTCAAAATTCCAAAAGCGGCATTGGCAGCAGCTAACTCAGCCAGCATCGCCTTCTCCTAGTTTTTCTTGGGGTATTTAATTAGAGGCTGTTGGCTAGGGAAGTAGCGTTTCTGCTTTGCGCCTATCCCTAGTGCTTTCAGGACACCTGTAAGAAGCCCCTTGTTATCTTTCTTTTTCTGTTTATCACTCATCTAATTACCTTTATAAGTGTGCCTTGGATATGTAATTATTTGTCCCTATAAATCTGGTATATTTTGAACCCAAGATAAATGATGGACATAATCCCAACTACCAGAGCAACCCACTCGTTCAGTTCATGCAGCCAGAGAGGGGCGGATACACCCCCAACGGCTATAGCTAAGTCGTTCTGGTTCACCCTGCAATCTCCATAACTGTGATTGATGATGCGCCACCATAGTCACCAGAATAATTACTTCTTCTGTTAATACCAAAACTTGTAGTGCTAGTTCCGTGTGCTTGTACTTTATAAGTTATTGCTGATGTAGTGCTAGGGCTGTCTAGGTGTGATATAGAATTACCATTCCATGTATTTCCTGCATTTGCCCCAGATTCAGAATAAGCACCACCTGTTGAAGAAGCGGCGGTTGTGTTACTTACAGCAAGGTCTGTAGTATCTCTAACTACTTTCCAAACAACACCCATAGAATTTGCAGGGTTAATATGTACATCTACGAGAACAAGTATTTTGCTTGATGTAGAAGATGGTGTAATTGAAACAGACATACCGCTTACATCTGCGTAGCTAGAAGTTGACATTGTTGTGGTGGTTGTCAAAGTTGTGCTTTGAACCTGCAACACAGAGCCGCTAGGAAGAGCATGATTGTTTATGCGAGTTAGTGCCATGTCAGCCTCCCTATCCTGCTATTTCTGTTACAGTCATGTTGCTAATCATTCGCTCATAGCCATCGCCTGTATTACTATTAACAACACGGTTAATATAAATAGTACTACTGTTAGTTGGCCAAAAAGCTAAGTAATAAGTAATTGCACTTGTGGTGTTTGGCTCATCATAATATGTACCTGTCATTGTCTCAGGAGTACTGTCATTGTCTGTTCCTGTATAACTCATGCTGGGACACCACATCCCAGTCATTGTATATCCAGTATCTGTGTTACCTACAATTAAAGTATTGTCTTTATATAAAGCAAACAAAGAGTTAAATGCATCTGATTGACCACTAAACTCCCCATTCCACATAACATCAATCTTTAACTTTGATGTAGTAGAAGTAGGCGTAATTGTTACACTTGGAAAGTTAGTAAGCTTGTTCCATGTTTGTGTAGTTACAGACTGTGAAGTGCCTGTAGTTAATTGGTCATACTGTATCTGAATAATACCACCAGCAGGGGGAATGACAAAGCCACCAGAGGAGTTCTGGATGTTGTCTACTTTTAATACTGAAGTCATCCTGTTCTCCTATCCTATTAAGTAGCCCATAAAGTGAGTATAGACACCGTTGTTATCTACATAAATATAATCGCCAGTGTTTAACTTTATTTTATCATTTGAGTTTAACTGTACTACGCTGGTAAAATTCAAAATAACATATCCACCACTACCAACATTATTATAAGTTTTAAGATATGTTGAATATGAAGAGCCGCCATCTGTTGACTTTTGTAAATCAACACCGACACCACCTGATACAGTACCGCCTGATGAGTTAGTGGCAAAAATAATTGCACTAAATTGGTATAATCCAGTTACAGGAGCAGTAAAAACTGTATTGTCAAACACATTACCTACATCAAATAATTCTGTGTTAAAGACTAAATCGCCTGTCATAGAAGAACTTCCAACCGCTTTATGATGAAAGGCTGGTCTGTTTGTTGCTATTACATTTCCACTAGCAGTAATGTTACCACTGCTATCAATCGTAGCGGCTGTAGTGCCGTTGGTATGTTGGAGCGTTTCAACGCCTAATATACTTGCCATTGATTATCTCCTATTTAGCTATTTCTAAAAACATTACTGATGAAGGTGAGCCAGAATATCCTGTAGCACCTGACCTATTTACAGCTAATGTTCCACCACCTGTTGCACCTTGACAAACTACAGTTACATTACTTCCATCAGTATTTTCCACACTTGTAATTATTGTAGAAGGTAAATACCCTACATTATTCAAAGAAGTATAACTAAAAAAACCATGAGTATAAGAAGGGGTTGACCCTGTAGAAAGAAAAGCAGAGCCGTTTATTACCCATTTGTAATAACAGTAATAGTCATTTTGACTGTCGAAATTAGCCACACCTTGTATAAGTATTGTACTGTTTGTTAGTTTTGGTGTATAAAAACCAAAATCCAAATCATCAGCAAAAGCCGTAGCATTAGACCTAGTAGTTTGGGCATCTATTTGTTTTACTTCTGCACCTACAATCATCCCTGCTGGAAGTGTTATAGTTTGACCAGTAGTCTTAGGTGCTAGTTCATCTACATATAACTTACTCATCTAAACCACCGTAAACGTGCCATTGATTGTCAACGTCCCTGATATTGTATAAGCCCCAGCAACCATAGCGTTCTCATCTGCCGCTATAGTCACACTCGTTCCACTTGGCAGTTCTGTATCATTCACTCTTATGCCAGTATCTTTCATAATGCTAGATGACATCTTGTTGATATCCACTGAGCCATCTACAGGCGTTACAGTATTACCCACCTCGCCTAGAGCTACTATGAAGTCAATCACATCGCCTGTTGCCAGGTTCTCTGAGAATGTAATCGTTGAGCCTGATACCGTGTAAGCATCGTTAGGGGCTTGGATAACACCATTGACAGACACAATAAGCTGTTCAGCAGTAGCTGGTTTGAAGTTCGCACTGCTGTACTGCATTGTGTAAGCGGCCTGACCGTTTACCACAGTGATACCGTCTAGCTTTTTAAAAAGCCCACTAGAGGGGGCTACACCGATATAGGGCATTAGTCTGCCTCCGCTATTGTTAGTGTGCCAGCATCTACCTGACGCAAGATTTCTGCGTAGTGGCGGTTGGTTGGGTCAAGGGGAACGAACATCTCTGTGCCGTCAATGGTGGCTTTAATGCTTGTGTTATTTCCTTCTGAGTCAGCACCATATTTTGCGTTTGTAATTGTCATGCTATCCATTTTTATAACTCCGCATCAGCTTCCCAGTTAACACCAAAAGTATTTCCTTGATTTGATATTCCACCTACATAATAGTGCAGTTTTTCTGTATTATGACTTGTGGCTGTTATAGAGTAACTGGTTGATACACCGCTATTTTGTAAGTCGTTTAAGTAAGAACCAGATGTTCCAGAAGTATTAGTGTTATATTGTGTAGTTGTTGGCGTGGCTCTCATTGGAACAGAAAGGTGACACCACGCACCAATATAAGTGCTGGTGCTGTAGCTGTTCGGAGGCATTACCGCAGTTCTTTCATCCCATCTTGCTCCACCTTGACCAGCGTTGTTAAAAGGTGCTGTGTCGTATGGGAAAGACTTTTGATAGTATCGTTTGCATCTTGTTATTTCGTCTTGAAATGACCGATGCTCAAACGGTGTGGCTGTCTCGCCTACTTCTAGTTGGATGCCTGTGATGTGCCAGTTGTTGTTGGCAGTATCGCCTAAGTTGACTTGCCCTGCCGCCCTGTCAGCATCGCTATAATCGCCCCAAGAAGTTTGTAATGTACCACTTGAATAATTAGACCCAGCCATTAGCCAAAAGTTTAATGTTAAACTGTTTCCATTGTCGTTACCTAATGGGTCTGTTGTATCTCCCACAAACGTATGTGTTTTATACTCCCACGTATTAGAAGATGACACAGTATAAGATTGTCCTATGTGTCTGCCGTTATCAATATCTTCTAATTCAACAATGTATGTTCCTGTTTTATTAGAACGCACCCAAAAAGAAACCGTTACGGAATTAGCGGATGAAGTTCCCTTTTTAAGATGTTGTAAATTTTGGCCTTCCATTTTGTGTTGTATCAATAATGTTTCATCTGCGGCTAACGCAGTTTCGGCTGTGTCAATATTAACTTTAAGAGAATTACTAAATCCATCAGGTGCAGTAGTTGACTGTGAGTAAGTTGTTACAAGGTCGTCCATATTCCCAACAGCACCCTTAAACCTATCCACACCAAACCCATTGGAGTCAGTAGTACTCGTTCCCCTCTGGGCAACCTGCATCGCACCATTGATGATAAGATTTCTCGCCCCTGCATATTGCTCTTGAGAGGCTGGTAGTATTTTTGATAATGCCATTACAGCCTCCTATGTTTTTACGCAGTACATCATGGCGATGTTGCGTGGTCTTGTTTCTATACCGTTTGTTTGAAATCTAATAGCACCTTGACCGTATGTGGTTAATCTTCCATCCATTGATAAGTAACTTGAATACGTGCCGTCAGTAGGTACAGTGACTGTAAAAAGAGAACCAGTTATTTGACCAGAACCACTACTATTAACCTGACTAATAGAATTAGCATTATCTGATTGAGATGAAGCAAATGTTCTACCGCTATCTGTACCCTTGCCGTTATCCCAGCCACGAATAAACTCACCTCTTAGGTCAGGCACATTAAATGTAGTTGAACCATCACCTACGCCATGTGTGGTGCTTAATGCCGCAAACAAATCTGAATAGGTTGTTCTTGATACAGCAGAGCCATCACACTCTAGCCAGCCTGTAGGGGCTGTACTCATAGCAAAAGGTGCAATCATTCCTGTGGGAATAAAAACAACATTAGAAGCAAGTTTAGCCTGTGTTACAGAACCATCAGGCGGTACTACAGTCTGCAATGCCTTGCCCTGATAGATAACGTAGAAGTCATCTGTGCTTGCCACGTTGCCTGTCATGCTCAGTGCAGTACCAGCTACTGTGTACGCAACACCAGCTTCCTGACGCACATTGTTTACAAACACCTCAATCTCTTGGGCGTTAGCTACAGCATGGGTTAGTGTGTAAGACGCACCGCCATCACCAGTGATGGTCTGCTTGTCCATTGAGGAGTATGCGTTTGTAGTTTGATTTCCTACATATCCCATTGCTTACTCCTATGTGCTAATGTCATCAACAGCAGATACCCAGCAGTCTACTGAACTAGCTGTATCTGATTTAATCCATAGTCTGTCACCAGACTGGACAACAATCTTTGCGCCACCATCAAGTACCTGTAATGCACCACCAGCGGCAATAGGCGCACCCTTAACCAAGTAGATGTCGCTAGTACCATCGTTAATATAGCAGTCTACATTGATGGCGTTGCTTGTAATGTTTGTCATGTGGATACCTACAATGGTATCGTAACTGTCAAAGTTAGCCCCATCAGGAATATCTGCGGCTGAAGTGCCTACGCCCTGTAGGGTATATCGTCTAAAATTCTGTGCCATAATAATTCCTTAGTTTATAGAGCCACGCTCATGGCTATACTGAAGCCAGCAGTAGCAAATGTGCTAGTATCCACTGCTTCTACATTGTTCCATGCTGAACCATCGTAGTATCTTAGTTTACTTGTGGTGGTATCAAAGTATAAGTCACCAGCAGTCAGAGGGTCTCCATCATTATCCACTGATGGCGCACTACTCTTACCGCCCAGATACACATCATCAAAGCTGTCTAGGGTTGAGGCCGCAAGTTCTGCATAATACTTAGCTGAGTAGTTAGTACCTTCTACAGCAGTGTTAATGTCAAAGCTTGCTCCACCACCTACAGCCCACTGTTTAGCTGAACCGCTTGTATTAGCCGCCTGTGCGCCAATAGCGTACTCTTTGGCTGAATACTCAGTACCATCTACAGTAGCTGTAGTCTTGGTAGCCCATTCCTCAGAAGCACCACCACCTGATTGGTTGGTGACACCTGTGCCGCCTGTAGCCCATGCCTTAGATGAGTAGCCAGTACTTGCTACAATACCATTTGTCTTTGTAGCCCATTCTTCAGCTTCATCCTCGCTACTCTGAGCATCTGTAGCACTAGAGGCCGCTGCGGTTGCCGAGGTCGCACTAGCTGTCGCTGAGGTTGCCGAAGCAGTCGCTGAGTTCGCACTAGCTGTCGCTGAGTTGGAACTATTAGTAGCCTGAGTGGTTGCTGTAGTGGCACTGGTAGCGGCATTTGTTTCTGATGCGGAAGCCGCAGATGCTGAACTGGCACTAGCAGTCGCACTGTTGGCTGCTGCTGTGGCAGAATTAGCGGCATTAGTAGCCTGAGTGGTCGCCTGGTTAACCTGAGAGGTAGATGCAGTGTCCACATAGTTCTTTGTAGCAACATCCTGAGCATTTGTAGGATCAGCCACGTTCTTGATTACACGGTCAGTCGAGCTTACCTGAGCGTCAAACTTACCATCGTCATCTAGGGTAATAGCTTCGTTAGCTGTATCGATAGCTTCCTGCACACCATATAAGAGCTGGGTATTGGAGTCATTGAGCTGTTTAGCTGTCAACGCTCCACCATCTGAATAGGTGACGTTCAGAGAAGCAATATCTGTATTACGAACAATCCGCACAGCAGCCCCATTTGCAGGGGCTGTGGCGAAGCTTACGATGTTATCTGAAGTAAAAGTAAAGGAAGTGGAAACACCATCTACGAATGCAGTAACATCATCTGCTTCAAGATAGCTGTACGGAATAGTAAAGTCCGTGGTGCTTCCATCACCTGTGGATTCATAGATGGAGTTTGCCATTATGTTTTTCCTTAGTCTCTAACATTAGGGAATATGGTGTCATCACGGAGACCAGCTTTAGCCTCACCCTGACGTACCTTCCTGTTTGTAAATTCAGGCATCTTGCCGAGTTCTTCTAGAAGAAGGATTGCAGCGACCTGTCGTTGCTTTGCGATTACACTACGGACAACCTGACTGATTGCACCGTCCTGACTTGCAGTCCCATACATCTGGTCACCGTTAGACAAGATTGGGTATAGGATGTTTGTAATCCCACCGTTAGCTTCCCTGTAGATTTCGACATAGCGGTCATACAGGGTCTTATCTTCGCCAGGGTATGCTTCTGTTCTCAGGTCTCGGTTACCAAAGAAATTAGGAACACGAGCTGGTATCTCGAAGGCTGAATCTGTTGCAATAGCAATCAGCTCCATCTTCCGCAGAACAAAGAGGTCTCTTTCCGACTTACCCTTACGACGGTCTTCTTCATCTGTAATGAATATACCGTGAAGACTGTTGGTAGGAGCTTCGATTGGCCTTGCGTTACCTAAGATGTCGTATTGGTTAGACACAGGGGTAAAACCTAAGTCCATACGAGCCTCGAGGTGCTGTAGGAAGCCTACGGGGTTCTTCAGAGTAGGAGTGTCATCAAAGAATGCATTCTTGGTCTTGTAAATCATGTTAGGGAATGCAAGCTGGGTCTTCTGCCCCATAAACTTGAGAACGTCCCGATACCATGCATCTTCTTTACCAAATGACTGTATTAAGCCACTGGCTTGATCTAAACCTTCCATAAGGCTTGCATCTTTGATTGCATTGAACAGTGAGCCTACACCGACGTACAGACGGTCTCGGATCAGCCCCAGCTCATCTTCTACATACTCGCCTTGACGACGACGATACTCTACCTCTTCATATCTCTCAAAGGCATTTACCATAATCTTAATGGGTGTCGAGAACGGGTCGTAGTTTTTGAAGCTAAGTGTAGTTCCATCGTCAAACTTGATGGTGTATGGCTGTTGCCTGTCAGTGTCTTCCTGCATCTTACGACGCTTATAGTCACCTGTACCAGCACCAGTAATGCTACCCTGAGCATACTGCATCATGACGTACCCAGCGATACCATATGACAGCAAGGCCTCACCTTGCGCCCGTACCTGACGAGCTGTACCGTTTGCACCACGCAAGTCTTGGATATACTTAGGAGCAATCAACTGAATACCAGGTGTCATCCTGATACCTTCTTCAAATACACGAACTGGTGTACGGAAGAAGAGCTGACCTATAATCTTCATCCACGGGTTATCACGGACAAACTGCTCATACTTCTGAGCTGTCTGTGATGCCGTACCGTCTCCAGAGAACTGACGCTTGAACAGGAGGTCTTCTGTGTATGACCGTCCTTCCTTGTTCTTAGCGTTCCTGAAGATGCTATCCTTACCCTTAGCTTGTCTGTCCTTATCCTTCTTGAACTCATCAGCTACAAACTTCTTAGCTTGCTTAGGGTTCATCCCCCGAGCTTCGGCCTGTTCTAAAAGGTTTTGCTTGATCTGAACTTCATCAAGATTTTCGTAGGCGTTTAGGATAACCTTATCTACTTCCTCTTGGATGTAATCTTCTAAGGCTTTTCCTTTCTTAGGACGTTTTAGGCTTTTATTATGTAGAATAGCGTTAGCAATCGCTTGGCCTTCTACATATCCACGATAGTTAATCTGTTGGAAAAACTCATCGGTCATATTGAGAATATTAGGAAA